AGGTGCAGGTAAGAACCAATCATATTTGCCTGACAATGTATATTTAAGGTTTTCTAAATCTTCTTCTAACCATTCAGTAGCTTGTTCTTCAGTTACTTGTAAGTATTTAATCCTTTTACCATATCCAATAGTATCGTAACCTGCTGTGCATTTATACACAACAGAACTAAATCCTTCGTGCTTTTTAATGTCATCTATTAAAGCCATTATTTGTATTGTATATGAAATCTAAATGTTAAATCATTAGCTGCATAAGTAGCCACAGATGTAGTAGTAACAAAGAAATAAACACTTGTTGAATCATTTGCTGCTTGTAACATAAAATTCAATGAATCAAAACCACCTGTTTTTGTTGAACCACCTGTTGCAAAATTGCCTAAATCGTGGTCATTTGTAAGTGAAACAGAACCTAAAAAACCTGCTGCTGCACCATCTGCTGCTGAAATATCACAAGCATCATTAGCAGAACCTACTGATTGGTTATTAGTTATTAAATGAACAACATAGTTAAGGTCATCTGCTTTTTTACTATTGTAAGTAATGTTAAGTAATTTAGAACAACCACCTTTGCCTAATACTGCATTAGGTATTTCAACTCTATTAAACATTATATCACCTGATGCGTATTCGTCTGTATGCAAAGTAGGTGTTACATCTATTACTGCGTAATTACTATGATTATTCATCTGCTCCCTCTGCTTTCTTTTTAGCTTTAGCTTTAGGTTTAGGTTTAGCTTTAGCTTTAGGTTTTTCTTTTTTAATTTCATTACCTTCAGCATCACATTCAATAAATCTAGCTTTTAAATTATCTTCATTATGATACTTGTGCATTTTAACTATAACACCGTTAGGTTTTTTAAAATATTTTTCCATATAATTTTTTTTCTCCAGTTATACAAGGGTGATGTATCCGACACACCACCCTTGCTTGTTTTCAATCAATTAAGAAACGTCTGATAAAATATAAACACCAAATGCGTCTTTTATTTCAACTTGTCCCCAGAAGCCAACAGCTACATATTCTGTTGTTCTGAAAGATGCGTTTCTTTCTGTTTCTATTCTGAATAATCCTTCAGGTCCTACTGCTAGTCCAACTGCACCTTTAGAAAATGCAAAACCTGCTGCATCTCCACCTGATGAAACATCTTCATCAATTTGGTCTGACCAATACACATTAAAACCTGCTATTGTACCAATCATACCTGTTGATAGTGCTTCTTGTCCTTGCATACCTAACAAACCTAATGGTCTAGCTGTTGCTGTATCAGTAGTAGATGAACCTGCTGTATCTAATGCTGAATTGTTAGTTAAAGCAATCAATCCTTTTGAACCCCAAACCTGTTTTGGTGATAAAACCAAATTGTAAGGGAAAGGCGCACCTGCTGCTCTTAACTGACGCATAGAGCCAAAGATATGTGATAAAGCTAATGTTGATGATGCACCACATTCTGTTTGTGAAAATGTTTTACCTAATTCTACTAGGTCATCATCAAGTTTAGCTGCAACTGCATTACCAAGTATTTGTCCAACATTACCTGTTAAATCATCTGCGTTACCCATTACTGCTAAATCACTAACATCTGCTCTAATAACGTGTTCACTTACTGTTGCACTTCTTGCAGTAGTAGTCATTGATACAACAGTTGATTGGTCTGCACCATCTGCAACTGCATCTACACTACTTGATGCTACTTTTGTATAATCAGGAAATTGTACTGTGATAGCACCTTTTACTGCTTGTTTTGATGTTACTAAAGGTAGCATAACGTTTGTATGGTTAAATGCTATTACAGCATCACCAATAGTTTTTCCTAATCCACCTTGTGCTACACCTGTATCTGTTTCTGCCATTACTGGTTACCTCTTTAAAGTGTCTTTCAACTGCTTGTTAGCCTTCATTTTGACACCAATCACTATGTGATTTCGGTTAATTTTGTTCATAAGGTTTCTTTAATGTTCCCTTACCAAATCCTGCAAACGTACCTAAAGAAGTAGCTGTTAATGATTTACCTTCTTGTGTTCTAGTTGCTCTTGATTCCATCTCATCAATATATTCATCAAAAGTCATCTTTCCACCTTTGTAATCAACATCAACATCACCATCTTTTTTAGGTTTTAAGGTCATATCATTGTTAGGGTCAAAATCTACACCACCTAACTTGCTATGTTTTTTAATATCCAATCTTTATACCTTGTCCTTGTGGTGTTTGGTTAGCCTTTTTATAGCCTTCAGGGTCTTTAGTTGCCCATTCAGCATAAGAACTATAACCTCCCATTTCACCTGCTTTACCACTTGTGGCTCTTGCAGTTGAAGTAGAAGGTGCATTAACATTAGTAACCTTATTTACATAAGTTTCTAGTTTATTTAAATCACTCAAACCTTCTGCTATTGACTTATCTTCATCAGTAGTTAATTTACCCATTAATGATTCTCTTTTATCAGTTTGGTATGTGTTCCAGCTATCAGCTTGACCTTTAAAAGAATCACGTTCCTGTGTCATTAAATCAAGTGCTTCTTTCAGCTTTCCATCTTCTACTAACTTAGCTTCAGCTTTTGATTTGTTATCAGAGTTCATCTTATCAATCTGTGCTTGTAACTTACCTACCTGTGAAGCCATATCATTTTTAGCTTGATTAACTTCTTGGAATCTATCATAAGGTACATTCTTTTCACTAGCTTCTGTGCTAGGATTGTTTGCCTGTGTTTCTTCAGGAGTAGTTTGAGTTTCTACATTTTCATTTGACATATTTAACCTCTTTTGTGAGTTTTTATTGAAAATTCTTAATTATAATATAATTTTATAATTGTAAAATAAAACAATTATTTTTTAATAGGTAAAAAAAAAGCCACAATTAAGTGGCTCTTTTCTTTTAATATTTCTCCCTAGTTAAGTTTATTTACAAATTGTTTTACATTTTTAAAAGTTTCAAAATCTTCATCAAAACCACCACCTCTTAATATAAATCTTATACCACTTAATGCTTCTCTTGTGATAGAATCCATATTAGAAACTCTTTCTATTTCTATTCCTCTTGTACTTATTAAATGTTTGTTAATTAGTTTTAAAGTTTTCATTTGTTTCTCCCTAGTTGATGGAAGTGGCTTACGCCACCTCCAAGTTAATTAATTTATGATTATCAATGTCTTGGTATTTATTTTCAACATAAGCACAAGCCATTGGATTTCCTTTATAATCATCAGCACCTGAATTTTCGTCATAATGAATAATACCCTTTTCAACTAATGAAGGTATCAAACCTCTAACAACTTTCATATTATAATCATAATCTGTTATATAATCAAAGAAACCACAACCATCATCACTATAATCACTATTCATAATTCCTGTTAAAAAATTATATTCTTTTTTTGTTACTCTCATTTTTGTTTCTCCCTAGTTAATTTACAAAACATTTTATATTCTTCAACTAATTCTGAAAAAGACAACCCCCATAAACGAAATTCAAAATGTAATGTTTCTTTTTCTTTTTTATATGCCCTACCATATATTTCTTTCATTATACAATGTGTTAAACCTTTATCAGTATAACCATCATACATTCCATCATATTTTTTTATTTTTTCCATTTTTTGTTTTTCCCTAGTTATTTAATTGTGTTTCCCTTAACACTATAATAACTTAATATATCTTTAACTTATAAACAAACTATTTTTATTTATTTTTTTCCTACCTTATGTTTTGTCGTTTTATTCTTACCAAATATCTTTATTAAACCTTTACCATTATACTTTTCTGCTTCTTTAAATAAGTAAGATTGTACACCTGTAGGTAGTGGTTGGTTAGGGTGTGTTAATACTCTACCTAGTTTTGCTAACCATTGTACCCTAGCACCAAACGTAGTCCAACCTATTTGAAATCCATCTTTCATTGTTTTAACTAAACTATAATCTCTTAATAAATCAGATGTTAATACAGGTGCTTTACTACTAGCATACTGTGATGCTTGTCTTGGAAATTTATCTGCTCTTTTTCTTGCACCATACTCTGCTGTATAAGATTTAAATGCTCTACCATACACATCTTTTGCATCTTGAAATATATGCTTTCTGTACCTATCTCTAACATTAGGCCCTATCTTTCTAAAAAAAGTAGCATCAAGCATTATGGATTTTCTCTAAATTCTTCAAATCTAATACCATTATCACCTTTAAATGATTCTTTGTGGTCGTGTGTTCCTTCATATATTTCTCTTGGAATACCATTAGGATATGCTTCGCATTTAAACATACCTAAATAATTCATACATTTTACACATTGGTCGCTTTGCATTACATCTTATCCTTTATCTCTGTTAAATACTCATCTAAATATTGTTTTATAATTTTTGGTAATTCATCTGCTGCACCCGTTGCATACATACTAAATGATTCTGCAAATAATTCTTGAGGGTTAGCTGAAGCATATTCTGAAATCATACCAACCTCACCTGTCGCAATACCTTTTTTATTATTCATCAATAAAACTTCTTTACCTTTTTTATTAGCAGTAATTCTGTATATATCTGTCCACCTTCTATTCCAATATTGCGTATCTACTCCACTAGATTTTTGGAAAATTCTATTTCTAAAACCACTAAATTGGTCTTGTATTATATGCCCTACTTCGTGTGTTATGATGCTAGTAAGTTCTTTGCCTTCTATTGTATATACAAATCTTTTAAAACCAAAATCATTAACTTTGTTTAATTTTTTTTCATATATACTAATATTTCTTCTATACCAATTTATTTCTCTTCCATATTTATAAGCACCTAGCTTTTCAAATTTTGCTAATTTAACTTTCCAATCATCAATAACATTTTTAACATCTTTCATATAATTAGCATTAGTCGTTTTATAGTAATTATCTAGTGCTTTTCTTGATAATGCTTTTTTTGAAATATTTAAAACAGCACCATTAGCAGAAGCCATTGCTCTTCTTGCAGTTTTTCCTGTAATTCCGTATGATAATTTTTTTAATTTATAAGTTGAAAATAAACCTTCTAAAGTATCTGTTAATTCATTAGCTATATTTAAATCTTTTAAATTAGCTAAAGTTGTTTTATCTGCTACGTTTGTTTTTAACCAAGATTTAGAATCAGGTATAGTTTTGTGTTTACCTGCTTGATACAAAGCATCTTTGTTGTATGGTTTAGGTTTAGGTCTATATACAGGTTTTGGTTTGTTTTTTACTACTTGCTGTGCTTTTTTACCTTCAAACAGCTTTATACCTTCATCAGATGCTATTTCCCATTTATGTCTGCAATTAATACCACCACCATCTACTAATGGTGCATTACCAAATTGTGTTATAATATCTGCTTCTGTTAATGCTCCAGCAGAAGCCATATCTAAACACTCATCTCTTGTTCTATCATCAATAGGTCCTACATATACATATTTAGTATCAGATGGTGCATCTTTCATCATAGTATTAGTTGCTACTCTACTGTATGTATTTAGTCTTGTATTAAGTATTGCCCTTTGTCCTGAAGCAGATGAAGCTACACTTACTTGATTAAGTATATCTGATGACTTCATACCTGATAATGTAGCAGAATTTAATATGTTCTTTAATTCAGAAGCATCTGTGCCTATAATCTCATCTAATACAGACAGATTACCTGATAAGAATGATTGTAATGTTTGTTCATTTATCGCCATCAACATCTCCAAATGGTATGGTTTCTTCTAATACTACTCTATGCTGTTGTATATATAGTTGTTTTGCTTTGATTATTTTCGCATCTAAAATAGCCTTTAAATCCATCTTTTCTAATGCTTGTATAAATTCATCAGGTGTTACTTTATCTTTTAATTTAAGCAGGTCCTGTGCTATTTCTAGTTTTGCTTTATCAAGTATTGCAGTTACTTGTTCAGTAACATCATTAATTTTATCTTGGTCAGGCATTATTCTACTGGTTTAGCTAATGCTTGTAATAATGTATTTTGTGGTTCTTCTTTAGGTTCTTCACCAAATGTAGTTTTCTTGTCTGCTAATAGTTCTTCTGCTTCTTCTCTAGTTAAGTCAGGATTCTTTTGCATCATAATATCAGCTAAATCTATCAATCCTTTAGATAGTTCCCAATCCCATTTATCTCTTTGTTCTTGGTCATTAAGAACTTCAACTGATTCAGCATAATCTACATCTTCTAAATCACCTGCATCTTGACCCATTTCAACTGCTATAATTAATCTTTCTAAATCAAACAGTTCCATCTCTACATTTCTCCAACGTGTAACATCTGACTTACGTTCATCTGTAAGTTCTATATTCCTCATTTTTAAAGCCACACCACTACTTGCTGTGCTGCCCTCTACAAAGCTAATGGGCAGATGGTAGTTTTGTGATAGCATTTTATAAGATGATTGTATGGATTCATCAAGTGCTGGTATTGCGTTAGGAGGACTTACTATACTTATACTACCATCTACACCCAAAAAGTTAATCTTGTCTTGACCTACTTGCATTTCATCAGGGTCAATACCTGAACCATTAACAAATAGATAGCCAAATGATTGGAACATAACATTAGCATTTTTATTACTTTCAGCTACA